GGTTCCCCGCGCGATCATTTTGTGCGAGTTTCTTGTAAAATGTTGAGGGAAACAAATTTAGAAAAGGAAAAACTTTTGTAAGTTTTAAGAACAAATGAAATATCCCTGTCTTATCACAAAAAAAATCAGCGAGCTTCAACCCGCTTCATACAATCCAAGAAAAATTTCTTCCGATGCGTTGGGAAGGCTCACGAAAAGTTTGAGCGAGCTTGGAAATCTTCAGCCGATCACTTGGAACGCCAAGACCGGGAACATTGTTGGAGGCCATCAAAGGCTAAAGTGCTATTCAGCACTTCAAAAAGAGGAGGTTGAGGTTTGGGCGGTTTGGCTGGATGAGACACAAGAAAAAGCGGCCAACATCGCCCTAAACAAATTAAGTGGAGAATTCGACTTGCCAGCCCTCAAAGACCTTATTGAAGAACTGGATACTGGGGAAATTGATTTGGATATTACAGGCTTTGGGGCTGATGAATTGGGCGAACTCATGGAACAAACAAAACCAGAAGAAAAAGAACTTGGAGACAGCGGAGAAAAATGTGAGGCTTGTGGCCGTCCGCTATAATGAATGATACGCCAAACAGAGCTAGTGGAAAAGTGGGGGATGTCGAAAGGCCAAATCTCAAAGATGGTGGCGAGGGGGATGCCATTGACCTCGGAGGCCGATGCGATGAGGTGGAGGATGGAAAACCAACAAGCCATCGCAAGAACCCCGCCCCCGCTAAAACCAGAATCAGAAGAACCAGAATCTCAAAGTATTTCTGATGAGGATTTGTCCGCCCTTAATACGCTGGGAAGGCTCCTTCGGGCGCAACGGATGGAGGTTGCGGCATTTAGGCTTATGGTGCGAGCGGCGAAAGAATCAAACCCGATTGCTACAAGAGCCGCCATTCATGCTTACGAGCGAGCGCAAAAAGTTGTTCGCCAAGCCGAGATAGACCACAATGAGGAACAGGCTCACCTTCGACAAACACTTTCGGCTGACGAAGTTCAAGAAACTTTCACGAAATACCTTGGCGGGATTCGTGCGCTATTGGATGCAATGCCATCAAGTATCTGTTCAAGGGCAAACCCAAGCGACCCAGAATGTGCCAAGCAAGCGGTTGAGGATGGAGTAAACCAAATCTTCTTGGCTATTCAAAAGGCAGAAGGGGCTTTTAAATGAACGACCCCCTTGTGATTTTCCTTGGCTTCTTTGCGTTGTGTTGTGTTATTCTTTCTATGACGGAATGAACCCGCTATTACCACCCCCCAAAGAGACAAGGCACAACATCATCTCGCTTGGTGCTGGGGTTCAGTCATCGTGCATGGCTTTGATGTGCGCCAAGGGTGAGATTAAGCCAATGCCAGACTTTGCAATTTTTGCCGACACGCAAGATGAGCCAAAAAGCGTTTATGATTGGCTAGAAAGGCTGAAAGCGATGTTGCCATTCCCTGTCTATATTGTAACCGCCGGGAGCCTGTCGAAAGAAACATTAAAAATGCGAGTCACAAAAGACGGGCGAAAATTTAGCAGAACAAACATTCCATTCTTTACGAAAAGTGCAAAGGGCAAAAGGGGGAAGATAGTTTTTCGCTCATGCACTTCTGATTTTAAGATAAAACCAATAATGAAGGAAACTAGGGCTAGATGTGAAATTAAAAGGGGTCAAAAAGAAATAAGCGTCACCCAATATATCGGCATAAGCTGGGATGAGTGGCATAGGTGTAAACCATCAAGAGATGCTTGGGCGCAAAGCCGATGGCCTCTTATCGAGCTAAAGATGACCCGTCAACATTGTCTTAATTGGATGCTCAAGAACAACTACCCAACACCGCCAAGATCATCTTGTGTTTATTGTCCGTTTCACTCCGACAGGGAATGGAAGCGGCTAAAGAAAGAGGAGCCAGAAGCCTTTGCAAAAGCCGTGGAGTTTGAGAAGCAAATTCAAGCCGCAAAAAAGAATAGGGAAAACTTTGACTCAACTCCATTTTTGCACAAGTCATGCGTCCCGCTTGAGGAGGTTGATTTGCGAGACGATTTTGATAAAGGCCAGATGGATATTTTTGGAGCTGGGCATACTTATTGCGAAGATGGAATGTGCGGCGTATGAAACGCTCCCCACTTAAAAGAAAAACCCCACTTAAAAGAAGCGGTCGAAAACTTCGACCAGTCTCCAAGAAAAGAGCAAGGGAAAATCAGGCTTATACTTGGCTTCGGGAATGGTATTTGGAGCAGAATCCAGCTTGCGAAATCTGTGGAAAGAAAGCAACCCAAATCCACCATAAGCGAGGTCGATTTGGGGCAAGGCTAAATGAAAAGGAATATTTTATGGCAATCTGTATGGCTTGCCATGATTGGATTCATAGAAACCCAATGGAAGCCTATGCCAAGGGCTATATGCTTTTAAGATGAATGAAAACAGAGGAACGAATCAAATCCTTGTTTGTCCCAAGGAAAAAACTTTCCATTCCAGAATGGTGCGAGGCCAATCTCACCCTCTCGGCTAGGGTTACAAACATACCCGGCCCATATTCAACCACGCTCACGCCCTATGTAAAAGAGCCGCTAGAGGCTTTCGGAAATGATTCGATTCGGCGAGTCACTTTAGTTTGGGGAGCGCAGACATCCAAGACAACCACGATCCTTGCTGGCCTAGCCTACCGTTTGGCAGAAAGACCCTGCCCCGCATTATGGGTGATGCCTAGTGAGCAACTAGCAAGGAGCTTTAGCGAAACCCGATGGCTTCCGATGGTGGATGATTGCCCATCTCTAGCAAAAGAACGCCCGATTGATACCGACAAAATCAAAATCCTAGAGCAACACTTTCAGAAAATGTCTCTATGGTTTGTCGGGTCGAATAGCCCCGCAAATCTTTCCAGTCGGTCAGTTTCGCTTTTGATGCTTGATGAGGTGGACAAGTTTTCCGATGGCTCCTCATCAAAAGAAGCCGGGGCATTGCAATTAGCCGAGGCCAGAGTTGCGACCTATCCAAACCATCTAATCATCTCAACTAGCACCCCCACAACCGCAGACTCAATTATATGGGCGGAATGGTTGAAGGGAGATATGCGGTTTTATTTTGTTCCCTGCCCTCATTGCGGACACAAGCAGAAGCTACTTTGGGAACAGGTGAAATGGGACAAGGCCGCAAAACTAAGCGACACAGAATGGGATTTTGGGCTGGTAAAATCATCAGCCTTTTATGAGTGCGTAGAGTGCAATGGGCAAATTCGGGACGGACAAAAAACAAAAATGCTTCGGGATGGGGAATGGATTGTCACAAACCCCAAAGGGGAGCCGGGGCGGAGGAGCTACCACCTTAATGGACTATACGCTCCTTGGGTGACTTTCGGCTCTCTGGCGGTGAAATGGCTACAAGATAAAAATGGAATCTTGGGCTTACAGGATTTTGTAAACCGCATCTTGGCGGAGCCTTGGTTGGAGCATGAAACAGAGCGTGTAGAGATAAAGCCCGGAGCCTACAAGATGGGAGAGATTCGCATGGGCGAGTTCCCTGTAATGAGTTGCGACATCCAAGAGGCAGGGGGCTTCCACGCTTGGGCTATTATTAGGGCTTGGGATACAGAAGGAAAATCTAGGCTTGTATGGGCGGGAAGGCTTGAGACTTGGGGCGACATCCAAGCGAAGACCGAGGAGTTTTCAGTTAAATCCGCCGCCGTCTTTTGCGATTCGGGGGATCAGACTAGGGATGTTTATTTGAATTGTTGTAAGAACGGCTGGATTGCGCTTGTTGGCTCCGACAAAGCCAGCTTCTCCGAGATTGTGGGTAATGCCAAGGTTCAACGCCCCTACGCCAGAATTGCCAATGGCGACCCCTTCAGCGGGAAACAAACCATGTCCAAGGATGGCTGGAAATGGAAGCTCTGCCCTGTATGGCGTTGGTCGAACCCGGCCATCAAAGACATCTTGGCAAACTTCCTAAAAACAGAGGGATGGGTGGCCGAAGATACGCCTTCGGTCTATTTCGAGCATATCAACGCAGAGGCCAAGGTAAGGGTAAAGAACCCACTTACAGGCAGGGAGCGCATGGTTTGGAAGCAAGTCGGCAAAAACAATCACTTAATGGATGCCGAGTGCATGAACATTGTTGGGGCGGCCTTGCATGGAAAATTAAAGGTCACGGCAAGCGATCTCAACCAAGAGGAAATCGTTGAGTAATTTTGACATAATCGGGGATTTTTATGGCTAGAGGCTCGTTTGTCGGTTTGCCTGTAGCTACCCTTACTTCTCTTCGCACAAAGTATCTTGAGTGTTTAGAGGCGATTGCGGTAGCGGGTGCGTCCTATTCGATAGGGGGTAGGTCTTTTAGCCGTGCCAACCTTGGCGAAGTCAGGGACACGATTGAAGAATTGACTTACGCAATCAAGCTGGCAGATGGTTCAAGAGTGCTTACCACCTACGCAAAGTTCGGCCCGTGAAGAAAGCCAATCTGAATTTGATTGATAAGGCAATCGCCTTCATCAACCCCAAGGGCGCAGTTGATCGGCTGGTTGCCCGTCAAAAGCTCAAGAATTTTGAATACGATGCGGTCAAATATACCCGCGAGCGCAAAGGCCCAAGCTCGCTTTCGGGTGCTGAAGATTATCGTTCCAATTATGATCGGGTAGAGTTGATGAAAAGGGCGCGGGACTTGGCCGAGAATGTTGGCCTAGTTCGCTCGATCCTGATGAAATTTGCGGGTCATGTTGCCGGAGCAATCAGCTACCAAGCCCGAACCCAGAATCCCCAAATCAATTCCGATGTGGAAGCATATTGGGCTGAATGGTGGGACAAGTGCGACATCTCCACAAGGCACACAGGCTCAACGCTTATGCAAGTGGCGGTTATGTCCATGTTGCGTGACGGCGATTTTTTGATGGTTTTAGTCCGCGATTCTGATGGCAACCTAAAGATTCAAGGCATCGAGGCCGACAGACTAGGCGACCCCTTCAAAGTTTATACTAGCCTAGAATTGATAGGCGGAATCCATATTGACCGCACAACTGGCGCACCCACGGCTTACGATATTTACAATCGGAGCATCGGGGATTTCTATACCTACCAGCTAACCATTCCTTCAAGCCAAGCCTTTCACCTTTTCGACCCGCTTCGGATAGATCAGTATCGTGGCATTTCCGCATTCCATACGGCCATCAATGACGCAACGGACATTCACGAACTTACCAGCTTTGAAAAAATGGCGGCGAAGGTCGCAAGCTCCCAAAGCGCAATCGTAAAGCGGAACAACAATAACGCCGCAGATTTATCCACGCTTACCAATGATGAGGGCTTCGCGGGGAACGCGATCAAGCTGGAAGCAATCGAGTCGGGCAAAATCTCTTACCTAGAGCCCGGAGAGGACATCGTTTTCCCCAATGGGCCAAGCCGCCCCTCGGGTGCTTTCATGGAGTTTCACAAGGTTCTCATGCGGAATATATGCCTTGGTCTTGGCATTCCTTATTCTTTTGCCGTTGACCCTTCAGCCATGAGTGGCCCGACTGCTCGCCTTGAGATGCAACAGGCAGGGCGCACCTTCCGCCGCTACCAGAACCTCCTCAACGATAAAGTTCTTCGCCCGATCAAAAACATCGTTCTGGCCGATGCGGTTGCTCGGGGCCTTATCAGCGGAACCGAGGGGGCCAAGACGACCAAGGGCATCTTTAATTTCGGGGCGAATGTCTCAATAGATTTATCACGAGATTCCGCCTCTTCGATAGCAGAATTTAAGACAGGATTGCGGACGGCTTCTGATATTTATAGTGAGCGCGGCCTAGATTTTGAAAGCAGTTTAAGGCAAAAGGCACAGGAAGCGGCCTTAATTAAGAGCCTTGCCAATGAATACGATATTCCGGCCGTGGCAATCTCCGATATTGTAGAAAGCCTTGTCTATGCCCAACAAGCCGCCCAGAGAGCAGGGCAAGCGCAAGAGGGCGGGGCTGGCGATGGCACACAAGCAATCCAAGACATTTCTCTCAACGGCGCACAAGTGGCAAGCCTTATCAATATTATCAACGCCGTGGCGGCTGGCGCACTTACAAGGGATGGAGCTGTTTCGGTTATCACGGCCGCCTTCCCGACCATCTCCGAGGAACAGGCCCGATCCATCATGGCCGGGACTAAAGAAGGAGAAATTATCCCAACGACTAAAGAAGAGAGGATTGCAACCGCCGTAGCCCAAGCACCACAGCAAGAGGTTAAGGCCGAAGCAATAGAAGATAAAAAAAAAGAACTCTTTGAAAAGTTAAGTAAAGAGGACTGGAAAATGCTCATCGCCGGAATGATGGGCGGGATTGAGTTGGGCAAGTATGATGGGATTGATTTCACTCCACCACAAGGAGCTAGGGATGCGGCTAAAAGAGCTTTGGATGTAAGGGAGGGCAAACCAGCCAGCCAAAAGGGAATGACACCTGTAGGCATCGCCAGAGCAAGAGATTTAATGAATGGCGTGAAACTCTCGCCCGACACCGTCCGCAGAATGAAAGCCTTCTTTGATCGCCACGAAGTCGATAAGAAAGGCGCAACTTGGGACGAACAAGGCAAGGGCTGGCAAGCGTGGAATGGATGGGGCGGTGACGCTGGTTATGCTTGGGCAGGGAAAGTGGTTGGACAGATGGAGGCAAGGGACAAGAAAGAACTAGCAGAACCATCCGTTTGCCCAATCGCAACCCAAGACATCAAAACAAATCTAGCCAATAGGCAGACAGCGGTGGACGATGCGAACTACGGCCCAGCCAATCCTAACGAACCCAACGAGGACTATTGGAAAGCCAAGGCAGACGAGTTCCAAGGCGATGTAGCCACGGCCAAAAAGATGCTTTGCGGTAATTGTGCGGCCTTCGACCAAAGGACTAAAGTTCTTGGGTGTATTAAGAAGGGCATCGGCGAAGATGCAAATGAAGTCGCTATTGGTGGCAATCTAGGTTACTGCGAGATTTTTGATTTTAAATGTGCGGCCAAAAGAACTTGTGATGCGTGGATTGTGGGTGGCCCAATGAACGATGAGAAGGCAAAAGAACTAGCCCGACCCGGCCCCAAGTCGGTTGGGCAAACTCCCGCACCTCCCAAGGAACGAATCAAAGGCTCAAAGGAGAACCCAGAAGGAACAGCATCCACCAGAAGCAAAGCTGGCGACATAGAGATTTCAGCCGAAAACGAGGAGGCATTGAAGAACAAGATTGCAGAGTTCAAAGACAAGCATCCATCAAGAAAAGCCCCTACGCTTGGAGCATTGAAGAAAGTGTTTCGCAGGGGAGCAGGTGCATTCTCAACTAGCTTTAGACCAACAATTACCGGGGGAAAGCCAAACTCACGTAACGCTTGGGCGATGGCTAGGGTGAACAAGTTTCTAAAGATGGCTGGCGGTGGAGAAGTTAAAGAATCCTACCGCAAGGCTGACGGCGACCTTCTTTGACATAAAAAAAGATTCTATGCCCCTACCCACTCCCAGAGGAGACGAATCGGAACAGGACTTTGTTTCCCGCTTTATGGGCAACGACCAAGCCATCAGCGATTTTCCCGATGAAACACAGAGGGCGGCGGTTGCCTATCGCACTTATAGGGATGAGGATGAAGAAATGGCAGAGCTAGAATTGGGTGGGGTCTCGATCCTTGAGGTAGGCGAGGCCAAAGGGCATGACTTATTTGTAGACAAGAAAAGCCTAGAATCTGCCCTTGAAATTATGAAGTCCGCAAAGAACGGCGTGAAGGTGAAGATGAACCACGGAAGCGGATTGGATGCTGTGGTAGGCTTTGCCCGCAACCCCCGCATCGAAGGCGATAAGCTAGTGGCCGACCTTCGCCTCCTCCGCAACTCCCCGCACTACGGCCTCATCAAAGAGATGGCCGCAGAAGCTCCCGACCAGTTCGGCGTTTCCTTGGCTTTCGTGAACGAGTCCGAGACCATCAACGGCAAGGACTATATCCGACCCCAATCCATCGCTTCCGCCGACCTAGTAAGTAGCCCTGCGGCAACCAATGGGCTTTTCGAGGAAATGGTTAAGTTCATGCAGAAATTTGCCGAAACCCAGACCAAATGCTCTGGAGAAACAATCAAAATGGGATATATGGTTGGCGGCAAGCCGATTCCCACCGATCTGCCCGAAGCGGAAGTTGAGGGCGAGGGTTTGACAAAAGGAGAAAACACAATGGAAAACAAAGATTACGGTAAGGAAGTGGAAGATATCAAGGTGCGCCTCGCCAAACTGGAAGAGGCCATGTCTCCCAAAGAAGAGGAAAAAGAGGATTCGGTTCCCAAGATTGAAGTCGAGGTTAAGCCGAAAGAGGAAATGGCGAAAAAGGAAGAGCCCAAGACCGAGGAGATGTCCGAGGTTGTGAAAAAGGTTCTCACCGAGTTCGGCATCAAGCCTGTCCCCGCTTCCCCGGTGATCGAGGAGGCTCCCGCAAAGAAAGAGGAGCCGAAGAACTTCGAAGCCCTTGTATCGGCTCACCCCGAATACAAGACTTCAAAGCTGAACGCCATGAAAGCGGTCATGCTCTCCAACCCCAACGAATACCGTGAGGCTCTGTCTCGTGGTATTAAGAACATCTAACAAAGGATACAAATAAAATGGGAACTCAAGTAGACGGATTTTTCAAAACCTTCACTTTCGCTTCGGCGATTAGTGCTTATCGTGGCGTTCAGCCCACCTCGACTGCTGGTGCGGCTCAAGCCTCTGTGACTGGTGCTACTCTTTGCATCGGCTTTACACAGGAAGATGTGGCCGCTGGTGATTCTGGCACGGTGAAGTTATTTCACCCGACCTATTTCGCCACCGTGTCCGGGACTTGCGCCGTGGGAGATTCGCTCTCCTTTGACGCTTCTGGTCTCGTGACCACGCTGGCGGCTAATGTCATCTCGGCTGGCATCGCTCTCGAAGCGGCCACCGAAACTGGTGCGGTGATCGAGATCGCCGTTCCTCTCAAAGTTGACTAAAGATTAACAACTAACCAAGGATAAATAGAAAATGAGTTATATCGCTGGCGGCACGACCATTCGTGCGGACATCAACCAAGCTCTCATCGAGGCTCCTCAAGCCGATGTGGGATTGATCGGCGCAACCCTTCTCCCCTTGCAGAATGTACAAGCCAAGGCCGGAACCTATCTCAAGGTTCAGCTTGCGGCGGCTGACCTTCTCTCCAACAACTCGGCCATCCGTTCGGCAGGTTCCGAGTATCAGAGGGGCATTCGTTCCTTCACCTCGGCCAACTACCAGACCGAGGAGTTTGGCTTGGAAGAGTTGCTGGACGATTCCAGTGTTGAGGATTTGAACCGCTTCTTTGCGGTGGAATCCGAAACCGCCAAGTTCCTCCTCCGCCAGATCAAGCTCGGTCACGAAAAGCGTGTTGCCGACCTGCTCTGGGCGGCAAGCACCCCCTTCGCCACGGCTGACCAGACTCGCGCCGTTGCCTATACGAACACAAACATCGCCACGGTTGATGTTGCTCGTGACGTTGCGGCGGCCAAGCTCGCTCTCAACAAGTTGGGCTATGAGCCGAATTGCATTGCGATGTCGGCCAATGTGTTTGAGTTGATTCGCCGTTCCACCCTCCTACAGAATCAGTTCTTCGGTGTTATCTCCAACACCGGGGCTCGCCTTCTGAGTGAGGCTGAAATCGCGGCGGCTCTGGGCGTGCAGACGCTCGCAGTCGGTCGTGCGGCCTACAACACCGCCAACAAGGGCAAGAGCTACTCGGGCTCCTTCATCGTCCCCGACAGCAAGATCGTTGTCGGACAGATCGCTGGCGGCGAGTTCACCGCTGGCGGAATCGGGCGCACCTTGGTTTGGGCGGCTGATGCGGCTGGGTTCGTCAGCGAATCCTACCGTGACGAGGCTCGCCGTTCCAATGTCCTCCGTGTTCGCATGAACACCGATGAGGTTGTGATCGACAGCAATGCGGCGGTTCGTATCACCACCGACTACTCGGCAAGCTAAAATATAGATTGTGTGGTTCCTCCGAGGGGCTAGAGCCTAAAAACTCTAGCCCCTCTTTCTTTATGGTTAAGATCATAATTTTGTGCCTTGCTCTTTCTGGATGCTCCGAACCTATTTACAGAGAGAACGAGCTTCCTAGTTATTCGGATATGTCTGCGGCCAAAGATGCCCAAGAAGTATTGACAAAACCCTAGAAGAAATCCTTAATCTGAAATCCTCCATGCGAAATCCTGTTAGCCTATATTTAATCGCCGGAAATGAAGAGGCGTATATTGAAAGATGTATTCGTAGCTTTGCCCCACTTGCCGCTGAAACAGTTGTCTGTATCGCAAGAGGATCGCAAGCCCCAGACAAAACAGAGGAGATCGCCAAAAGCCTTGGGGCTAAAGTCGTTTATTACCAGAATCAAAAAACTAGCTGGCCTCATATAGACGACTTTGCAAGCGCAAGGAATATGGCCTTAAACGCCTGTTCCTGCGATTGGTCTTTCTGGGTGGATGCCGATGATGAGATGGCGAAGGATGCCCCACAGATTGTGGACGATGCCATAGACCAAGCCAACCAAAAGAGTGCAGACCTAATTGCGTTTCGTTATTGGGTGGAGAACGCCTCTTTGAACCCCCTTCGGGAGATGGCCTTGCGAAAAGGCAGGGGCAAATGGAAAAATAGGGTTCACGAAATGCTTGTTGCAGACGACCAAAACAAGTTGATTGGGATTGATAGGATCGTTAGGGTTCACAAGCCGCACGGATACAAGGCAACCAGCGCAGAGAGAAATTTTAGAATCATTGAGGATGTGATCGAACCAGCCCCCAACGCCCTTTACTATAAAGCCCAAGAGCAGTTTTTGTCCGGCAAGGCCGCAGAATGCTATGAAACAAGCAAAAAGGCTCTGATGTTTGAAAGCCTAGAGGATACCCTTCGATACGATGTCCTGTGCAATCTTGGCAGAATTTCCCCAGAAAAGGAAAGGCTTAAATGGCTCGGGGAGGCAATTACCCTTATGCCAGACCGCAGGGAAGCCTACTTTTGGGCGGGGCAAGAATACGCGGGGAAAGGCAAATGGATCAAGTGTTATGGGGCGATGAGGTCTTGCATGACCCTCCCAAGGCCAAAGGTTCATTATTGGAATTTGAACGAAGCCATCTATCAATGGCAATCACTAGACCTATACGAAACAGCAAGTGTTTCAGTTGGGGAAATTGGCGAGGCCGAAAAGATGAAGAAGGCAAGGCCAGCCCCCAAGATTTCAATCATCCACGCCACAAAGGGAAGGCCGCAAATCGCCTGGCAAAGACGCTGGCAATGGCTCTCCTTAGCCGAAAAGCCCCTTGAGGTTGAATGGCTTTTTGTTGTCGATCACGATGACCCCCAAGATTACACCCCACATCAAGCCATCCGATGCAACCCCGGCGGAATCGTGAATGCTTGGAACCACGGCGCAAAACAGGCCAAAGGGGATATCTTGGTTCAAATGTCGGATGACTGGAGCCCGCCGAGGCATTGGGATGCCCTAATTTCGACCGCTATTGGGGCTACAAATGAGGAGAAGGTCTTGGCAATATCTGATGGCCTACGAACCGACAAACTCCTTTGTATGGCGATTATGACGCAAAAGAGGCTAGAAAAACAAGGGGGTTATATGTTCCACCCCGAATACCAAGAGAGCGATGGCATCTATTCAGACAATGAATTTACAGAAAGAGCTTATGGTGATGGAGTTGTAGTTGAGGCCAAACATATTCAATTCAAACATGAAAATCCTTTATTTACAGGCGGGAAGCCGGATGATCTAATCAAACATCACAACAAGCCAGAATTTTACGAGAAGGGCAAAGTTATTTATGAGAAAAGAAAAGCCGCAAATTGGAATTAGGCCAGCCAAAAAAGGCGAGGATACCAAGGGGCTTGGTATGATTAAATTTGGCAAATCGCGCCCAGACAAAACAAAATATATTCTTTTAGATTTCGAGTATGACGAAAAAGCGGGGAAAGAGCTTTACAGGATTGGGATGGAATTGCTTGCCAAGGATAAGGAAGCCGTCATCAACTATGTGATTGTGAAGGCCGTGAAATACACAGCAGAACTTGGTAAAGCAAAATGCAAGAAATAAGGATTGATGATCCATTTGGCTCAGCCCTTGCCAAATATAGCACCGGGCTTGAGTGCGGGATTGAGATTGGGGGAGGAACAGGGGATGGCTCAACCCAATGTATCAAAACCAAGGAGCTATTTAGTTTCGAGATTCACCCAGACCGCATAGGCCGACATGGGATGAATGTTTCCATGAGGCAAGGAGGAACCGCGTTTCATCATCTTTCAAGCAATCCGGACAAATGGATGCGAGAGGAACAGATTAAGGAATTTTACCAATCCACAAAAACCAACCTCAACGCCTATCCTATTGAGCAAATTTTAGGATGGCTAAAAGATGACTTGCTAAGTGCCTCAAAATATAAATGGGGAACGACCCACTTGGCATACAATCCCGATTTTATTCTTTTAGATGGCGGAGCTTTTTCTGGAGAGGCAGACATGGCCGAGTGGTTTCCAAGGCTTAAGGATGGAGGAATTATTGCCCTAGACGATGTGAACGATATTAAGAATCTGGCAAACTATAATTGGCTGAATTCTTGCGGGTATTCTTGCCTATATCAAAATATGGAATGGCGGAATGGGTCAGCCATCTTTAGAAAATGATTGTCTTAAATGTCGGGGCAAATGACGGGGCGGACGATTGCCACGATTTTGTGATGGCAAATAGGCAATCAATATCGGAAGTTCACTTAATAGACCCAAGCCATGAGGCAATCGAAAAATGCAAGGAAACATATAGGGATATTCAGCAAGCAAAATTTCACGAGTCCGCCATCATTCCAGACGACTCAAACGCCGCAATTCTTTATAGCCCCAAGAACCAGCCAGACAGCCATCATTCCTCGCTCATCCCGAACCATACCCTTTACCACGGCCACAAAACCATTGAAGGCGTAGCGGTAAAGGCCATCAGCCTTCCAAGATTCTTTGAGCAAAATAAAATCACGAAATGCGACAGGCTTTATATCGACACAGAAGGGATGGATTGCCATATCCTCCTCGCCTTGGATTTGGCTAAATATAAAATCGACTTTATTCAATTTGAGGTGTTGCACTCGGACGGGCTTCAAACCAAGGGGCAGAATTACGCCATGATTACCAAAAGGCTTCTTGGCCTTGGATATTCGATTAGAAAGAGCGGAGAATGGAACGAAATAGCGGAGAAAATATGGAACACATAAATTCAGACTTTGAAGAACAATGGTTCACATATCCGAGGCTTTATCGGATGCTTGTTGAGAATTGCCGACCTGATGGGACTATCGTTGAGCTTGGGGCTTGGAAGGGAAGGAGTTCGGCGTTCCTTGTGGTTGAGGCTAAAAACAAAAGCCACAATATCAAGATTCACATTGTCGATACTTGGCTTGGGTCGGGCGAGCATACCGCCGGAATGACTGATGGGCTTTATGAGAAATTCATTTCAAATATGGCTCCGCTAAATGGGCACTACCAATCCCACAGAATGACAACCGATGAGGCGGCTCCGCTTTTTGGGGACGGTTCGCTAGATGCGGTTTTCATAGATGCAGACCATACTTATGATGCCGTAAAAAAAGATATTGCAAATTGGATGCCAAAAGTTCGCAAAGGCGGAATCTTGGCTGGCCATGATTATATCCATACTTGGCCGGGGGTCATCCAAGCGGTTAATGAATCTATCTCCGGCTTTTCAACGATGGAACAATGCTGGTTCAAACAATGCTAACCATTTTTACAATCGTTCTTAATGGCGAGCCTTATATTTCTAAAAAGCTAGAGGCATACCAAAAGCTCGCAATCCCTTGGCAGTGGCGAATTGTCGAGGGGGTAAGCCAGCCGACCAACTGCACAAGATGGTGTAAGCAAGTCCCAGACAAATGGCACAAGGAATTTCGATCCATAGACGGAACGCATGAATATCTAAAAAATCTAAAACACGATAAGGTAAAAATCTATTCCCAGAATAAGCCCTTTAACGGAAAGATTGAAATGGTGAACAAAGCTCTTGAGGGAGTGGATTGCGGGGTTGTGATGGAACAGGATGCCGATGAATTTTGGACTCCAGAGCAGATGACCGCAGTTTATGATTTGCTAAAAGATCGCACCCCCGGAGTGACTGCACAATTTCATTGCAACTACCATATTGGGAAAAAGGTTGTGGTTAGCCGAAGCGGGCTAGGCTCTTATCCTTATGAGTGGTATAGGGCATGGAAGTGGGGCGAGGGGATTCACTTTACCAGCCACGAACCGCCCATCTTGAATCATCAGCCCATTAGAATCCCAAGAGGAATTACAGAGGAGATGGGGCTTATATTTGAGCATTACGCCTACTGCACGCAACAAACCGTGGCCTTCAAGCAGGATTTCTATGGATATACTGGCCTTTTGAAATCTTGGGAGGAGCTACAACAAACCCACGGCCCTGTTCGGCTCAATAGATATTTTGCCCATGTTCAAGACCGAAGTGTGGTGGACGATGCAACTTAAAGTCATCAAGTATCAACAAAGGCTGGGGGATGTTCTCCGATGCCTCCCCGCCTGTAAATATCTAGCCGACCAAGGGCATGAGGTTTTATTCGATTGCTTCGAACAATATTATGGCGTGTTTGATTTGGTGTCCTATGCGAAGCCAATGGGCGCAATCCCATTCAATGCAGATATTATTGATCTTGAGGTATGGCCTAATAAATATATTGATTACAGAAAGAGCAGAAAGACTTGGACTGATTTTGTTTATTCAGACCCAAGGATCAAAGACGCAGACAAAACAAACATTATTCTGGACAGGCTTGGGCAAGAAAGAGCGGATGTATTGCCGGAGCAATATCACCTTATAGCCCCATTTGGAATCTCCCAAGGCTATCCAAGAAGCCCCATTCAAATAATCCAAGAGGCGGCCAAGGAGCTTGGGAAGGAGAAAATTATTGTTCTATGCCCCCCGGAATTTCAAATCCAAGGCTTAAGGACATATACCGCGCCTAGCGTTGAGCAGATGGCAAAGGCGATTAGGGATGCAGAGGAATTTTGGGCGATCAACTCCGCCCCTGTTTGTCTTGCTTCGGCGGTCAGAAGGGGCAAGCAAACAAGATTTTGGGGGGTCAAAAACGAATGGGAGACTGACAACATATTTGAATTTGAGGGGCTTGTAAGAGTGGATTGACATAAGGGGTGGTTTTGTGGGCGGGGCTATTTCCACTTCTTATTTCGGCAACGACTTGTCCTATGTCATAAACGATCTTTGGACAAGCGTAACAGGGCTTGCCACAAACGCCATATCCGCCTCTGTCACAGACTTGGCGACTTCCTCTGAACTGGATGTGGGCGGGGAGGTTTTTAGGATCACCCAAAGCCTAGTGGTTTGCGCCGGGGTAATTTCAGCCCCATCAATCGGGGGCTTGGTCACTTTGGCTGGTAATGAAAGAATGATTGCGGGCTTTAGCCTGTCCCCAGATGGCATCTCCTACACAATTGAACTTGCCGATATAACCACCTAATTCTATGGCCTCAATAGAAAGGGAGGTGGAAAGGGGGCTTTTGAATGCCGTGTCCGGCATAACTGGCGTTAATGCCTACACAAGTGAGCGAGGATCGCCAAGGACGCTTCCAAGCCTAGTTGCCCAAGCCCAGATAAGTTCGGAGCTTCTAGGGCCATTTACAGGCGTTTTTAGCGTTCCGGCAACGCTTACCTACACGGCAAGGGCAGATGGCAACACGAAGCAACTATTTGATCAAAAATTTCAGAGCATAGTTGCCGAGCTTTACAGAGACCCAGACCTAGCCTCATACATGACCAATGTGACCAGTTGCACTATCTATGTCGCAAAAGTCACAAGCGAAAGTCCGCAAGTTATAGCAAGGAATCGGACTTGGGCTAAAACAATAACCCTAGACATAAACGCCACGCCCAAGAAATGAACCAATCCACCCCATTTGAAGTTGAGGATGCCTTGGCAAGGCTTATCGAGGATTATTCCGGCCTTAATGTCTATACCACAAATAGGACAGGCAAGAGGCTTTTCCCCTATGCCACCATATCTGCATCCATCAATACCCAGCTTCTAGGCAACTATACAGGGGTATATGACTTGAATGTGACAGTCAATTATAGCGATACCTCGGCCAAGATTACCCAAGAGGATTTTGATTCTGAATATTGCCAAATCTTTGAATCTTTATACGAGGAAACACCAACCCTAGTCGCAAAGATTCAAAACAGAATCATCAATACAAAGATGTATATGGCTAGGATTGTGAGCCAAGCCCCAACCATAAGAACAGACAAGAGGGCTTGGCAAAGAGGATTGACTCTCAATATCTTTGCAACCCCACAAGAGGACGAAGATGGCCTGAGAAACTATGACTTTAGCGACCAGCTTAATAGTTTCTACATTGCCACAATTTAACAAAGGAACCTAGAAAATGGCTCTTCCAATTTTAGACGGCAACCAGTCAGCAACAACCCTTTCCTCGGTAGTAACAGGAGGGGAGCATATTGTTGCTCATACGGTTGTCTCCCTTGGCTCAACCGCAATCTCCAATATTACAAGCGCGATTAGTGGAAGCGTTGTTTCTGTCTCCAACTTCCCCTCCACCCAGACGATTGCGGGGACGGTGACGGCGAATGTTGGAAACTCTATAACTATCGGAGCCCTGCCATACACAACCACAATAACTGGGGTTGGCTCACAATTTGGTCAAGGTGGAGGCTTGGCGGGATCAGTCGTTACCGCCGTACCAGTAATTCTTTCAAGCAATGGGAATATTGGCGGTAGTCTGATGTCTTACGATGGTTCAAACACATCTCTTAATGTAAATATCAAAGGCACAGTCCCAGCCATCTCCGGCACGGTCACGGCGAATAATACGCTTATTGATAACGCAGGAGATTCTTATCAGGCAAGGGGATATAGCATTGGCGCACTTGGAGCGGCCTCAGAGGTTGTTGGACCAAGTATCGATGGCGCTGTAATTGTAAATGGGCTTCCAGCCGTCCCCATCTCCGGCACGGTCACGGCGAATAACCCCTCCGGCGCACTAATCACCCGCTTCGGTTCCGTCACCACGGCCAACACCGCCCAGCTGACCAGTGCGGTTACTAACACTTCCAGAAAATATCTCCTCGTCCAAAACATCGCCACCAGCACCGTGACGATCGGGATCGGCTTTGCCCCCACTACCACCCAAGGCATCCAGCTGACGGCCGGGGCCGGGCTGACCTTCGATGCGTTTTGCCCTACCGGCGGGGTGTGGTGGCTGTCGTCCACCACGGGATCGAATTTCTCGATCCTAGAAGGGTAGGCCATGGGCTTCTTCGGCGGCGGCGGGGCGGCTCCCGCAAACATGGGCGGGGCGACTAGTTCAGCCGCAGGCACGGCGGGCTTGGTTCCCGCTCCGGCGGCTGGGGATCAGGATAAAGTCTTAAGAGGAGACGCGACGTTTGATTTTAACTTCAATCCATCCATCAAGCGATGGGGCAGGATGATCTATTTTCATCATCATAGGATTGGAGGCGATCAAAACACTGCATTTGATTTTGCCAACCTAGCATCTGGAACTGGAGCGCAATCGGGTACATCCTTATCCACATCTTTAAGCTCCATTCTTCAAAGTCATCAATTTTTTGACTGTGGCACTGGAGCAAGTGGATACATTTCAATTCAATGGTATGCCTCAAATGGAATATGGGTTGCTGGACCAAGCACCAACACCTTTGCCATGTATCTAAAGCTTGATGCGCTTCCATCGGCAGATAATGACGTAAAAATATATGTTGGATTTCAAAACTCAAACAGCGCAACACTACCTACGCATGGAGCGTATTTTAAGCTAACTAACGCAAGTTCCAACTGGAGATGTGTCCATGCCTCCACAACTGAATCTGACAACGATTCTGGAATTACGGCAGACACAAGCGCACACACATTCAAAATTGTCACGGACACATCCAAGACATCAAAATTTTATATAGACAATGTTTTGGTAAATACACATAGCGGAACACTAACAACCGACCAAGGCGGAATTTATGTTCCATATTCAGCAAAGCGGGCCTCGTCCTCCAGCGTGGCCGCAAATATCAGAATGAGGTCAGGATGGTTGCTATTTCAGAAGGAATGGTCGTCGGCCATAGGTGTCCTGTGAGAGATCAAAACCATATTGAGCGTTGTATTGATGCGCTAAGAGAATCATCCACAAATGCAATACGCTGGGCCGGGATAGACTCAATAACCCAACAAAACGCCGCCATCGGCATCTATTCACCCGAGCGTTGTGAAGCTATCAAATCTTATATCTCTGCCTGTCGCAATGAATATCTTCGGTGCAAGGAGCTTATCCTTTCTGCAAAAACTAATGATGAGGCTGATGGGGTTCAGTTTATTGTTCCGTCAGTTCCAAATGGCTTATGAAATACACTTACGAAGATTTTATGGCGGCGTTGTCTTATTTGGAATTAGAAGGCTACATAGAGAGGTTCATAGATAAGGACGGCTCTGAATGCGTTAGAATCTGTGAGGGCGCAGAGGATTGTGAAGTGTGAGTGCAGACGACCACAGCGTTCTAATAGAAATCAGAGAAAAAGTTGCCAGAATGGAAACACGGCAAGCCTATATCCTAGAGCTTCTAACAGACCATAAGACAAAGATGGATAGGATTGAACAGGAAGCCCACAGCGTTAAGGGCAGGGTTTGGCTTGTGTCCACCATTGTCTTTGGGGTGCTTGCGGCGGCCTGGGAAATTATTAAAACCAGACTTCTCGGACATCCGTAACAGAAATTTGACATAAAGGAGAAAATACAATATGCCAGCAACTACCATTGGTCAAAGCGGGTTAGTGTTCGGATTGACCACCGAAACGATTGGACTTGTTCAGAGCTTCAGCGAAACTCGTAATGTTGAAAAAAATGAAGTTCGCGATAACAGCGGCGATATTAAGGCCGTTGCCTACTATAACCCAACCACCTCCTATTCCTTGAGCGTGGCGATCACCGGGGCGAATACATCCATCACGGTTGGAGGAGCCTTTGCGATGGCAAATGCTACCACCGCCGGAACGCTCCGCGTTGATTCCCTGACCATCAATAAGTCTAACGATGCGTTTGTGACTTTGGATGTGTCGGCCACTGGCTATCCGAATGTAAGTTAAGAGGGGCTCCAATCCTCTCTTTGAAATCCTAAAAGCCATGGAGGGCCAATCATTCTGGGGAACAACCAACATAAAAGTTGCTTCTGCTGTGGCGGCCTTTGGCGGTAAGCTAAGGCAATCCGACCCGGTTACTCATATTATTAGGGAGGACGGAACTAGGCAAGTGACTTTCTGGTTCGAGGGCGGTGATGGGGACAAGGTTAGGTCAGAGATGGAGGCAAAATGGGCTGATATGAAGAGCAACCCAGAAGCCCCCGTTCGTTATGTGAAAGCGGCTTTGGAAAATAGGGAAACGCTTCTAGGATTGGTTAAAAGGGCCGAGCCAATCCAAGTGCTACAAAGGGGCGGGCAAACCCTCCTAGTCCCTTTAAACGCCAAACCAGAGCTAAAAAAGGCCATTCTAAAGGCAATCTAACATGAGCAATGAAATCCTAGAGGAATTGAACGCATCCTTCGTGGCAGGGGAAAGAACATTTAAGGGGAAGCCCCTTGCCCCATACACAGAAGGGAGCAAGCTTTTACTTCTTCAAGTAAGGGATGATGGTGATTCCTCCCTTTATTTTGTGTATAGCTTTGTGTTTGTCCATATTCTGATTAAGGAAAACAGGCGGGAAGCCATCAGTCTTTGTTGGGATAAGGACAGATTTAGGGAAAGGCTCTTTGATTGGATTGCTGGGTTCAATCAGAGTGACCTTGGGGAAGCATCCAAGATTGTTTCTGAAATCATAGAAGAGGCCGGTAAGGGGTCGGTTGAGGTTCTTGGGGATGGGAAAAGCCGGGGAAACGGGTAAGGCCAGCGTCAGTAGCAAGCACTATTTATACGCTGGCCGAAACTACTGGATGGAATGTGGATTATATTATTTGGGAACTGCCCATATCCGTTCTTTCGCAACTCATTCATGCAAGGCTTTATTTTGACGGGGTAAAAGTGAGGAGGGGCGCATCTGCAAATAAGAAGGAGCTTGGAGAACTAGAAGCCCTTCTTGGCATTTCTTAACAAGAATAAATTTGTATGGCAGTTTTAGGAGTCAGCACAGCCCAATCAGGGATTACCTCAAACTATCCCCAAGTAAAACAAGCCCTAGATGCTTATGTTAAGGTTCGCAATAAATCAACCTATGCAAGCGTTTTGGAGAAGATGCAAAACATAGCTTTTAAGGCGGCTCAAAACACGGCCTTTTCCGAAAGAAGCACCATTGCCAACTCGATTCTGAATCTTCCAAATAAAGGGCCGGGTGGAACTGGGAAATATGTTGGAATGTATAAGCTAATAAATTGGGAAAGAAAACTTTCTGGCCGTCAGCCCCTTGGTGGGGGAAGGCCAAGAACTAGGTTTTTAACAAGACCCGGTGGCATGGAGGTTATAGAGAAAAAGTCAAAAGCCAAATATGCGGACAAGGCCAAAAGAATGGCTGGGAAATCCAAGGGGTTTATTCAGGGAAGGTCAAGGGGTAGCAAATGGCTTCGCATCGGATGGGCGTTGGCCTCTGAAAAGCTGGGAAGGCCTTTTGGCCGTGGTGACTTTGGCCCGGCAACAATGGCAAGGCTTTCGGGGCAAAAGTATGGGGGAGGGGCGACCATTCAGATCAACGGGGCTGGTAAATATGAGTTTGAGATTTTTAACGGTGTTGGAGTATTCGATCATAGGTTTAGAGATAAAAGCCAAAAGGTTGCTGATTTTGCTGGGAAACTTCCTCTTCGCCCCTCACCCGATGTGGCAAGGGCTAGGGCAATTCAACAGTTCGGACTCGTGCAAGGCTTAACAGCCGAGATTGCAAGCATGGCAAGGCTAATTATTTCAAGAACCAGCAAGATTTGGAATGGGGAATCCGTTCCCCTCAAGGATGTGAAAGCTCTTTAAGATGGAACCGCTAACATTCAAGATCATAACCGATGCCGATGACTCAGGCGTTAGGCGGTATGACAAGAGCCTTGGTCAGATTGATACCACGGGACGCAAGGCCAGCGGAGCAGTCAAGGATTTTGTAAATCAATTAGGCCAAGCCCAGAATGCAACAGATGTGGCAAGTGCCGCCCTAAGTGCCTTCACGAAAATCATAGGGACAAGCGTTGGGGCAACGGCGGTGGTTATCGTTGGGAAGGCTCTCGTGGATGCCTTCAATAAAGTTAATGATGCGGTCAAGCAATCCACAAAAAGCGTTGAGCAAGCCAACAAGGAGATTGCTAAAATTGCAATGGCTGGGCCGTCCTTTGAAACAGCAAGCAAACAGGCTGATGTTTTAAATAAAACGGCTGAAGAATTAAGGAAAAATCTTGAAAAGATAAATGAAAGCAAGCTTCAATCCTTCATTGCCGGGCTGATTGGCTCAAGGGAAAAAATGGAGGAATTGATTGCCACAACCAAGAAACAGGCAGATGAGGCAACCAAACAGGCAATCGTCCAAAAGCTTATTGAGCTTGAAAGAAATGATGTTCTGGATGATACAACAAAGAAAATAGCGGAACAGCAAAAGCCATATCGAGAGCTTGGTGTTCTTGCAAGAGAACTTGGAAATGAGGAACTTTTAAATGCCGTCATTCAAGCATCTCAAGCCAAAGCCAGAAAAACACAGACAGAGGAACAGGCCAAGCTAGACGCAAAGACAATCGAAGATCGCAAAAAAGCCGAAGAACAAAGAATCAAAGAACTTCAAAAACTTGAGGAGGATGCCGCCGCACAAAGGGCAAAGATTTTTGAGGCAGAAGAAAAGGCAAGGGAGGATGCGTACAAGATAGAAGCAAAGTTTATGGCCGACCTGCAGGCCAAGGAAAGGCAAAGGCTAGATGAAATCACAAAACAGCTTTCCAGCATAGAGGCACGAAAACAAGCGATTAGGGATGAAATTGACTTGCTCTTACAAAGGAATGCGGCTGATGCAGCTGGATTTGGGGGAACTGGTAGGGGGCCGGGGCAAAGGCCAACAAGTTTTGAAACCGGGCTTGAGCAACAACTTCTTCGAGAAAGATATAAGGCAATTAAAGAACGAGATAGGGAGTATTTCGACTTCATAAGAGAACAGCTTAAATCCCAAGGAAAGGCTTACGATAAATGGGCTATTCAAAGCGAGACTGCAAGAAAGGCAACCAAAGAACAAAAAGATGAGATTTTAAAAGCTAATGAAGAAATAAGAGAACTAAAAAAAGAACTTAAAAAACTTGCCGATGAATCGGAACAGCTAGAAAAAGAGGCCAGCAGGCTTGAAAATTCACTTGAAGCGGCAAGGAAAAATTTAGACGATTGGGGCAAAAGGCTTTTTGATTTTGCCAAAGATTTTAGCATTTCAAGCAGAAACATGATTGGAGAAAGCCTTGGGGCCGCCGCTGGGCTAAACAGCCTTGGCGATATCAGCAATATGGTTTCTAGTTTTCTTGGTGAGGCCGGTTCTGCCGCAGATGCAATGGCAAGCAGTCTTTCTTCTGCGGGAGATGCCGCCACATCTTTTGCCTCAAAATTAGCCGGAGGAGAAGAAGCCGGAGCCGCTGCCGCTGGAGCCTTGGCAACCGAGGCAACCTTAAAATCAGTTCTTGACGAACTTCGTGAGAACTTAAAGGAAATCCGTTCCTACGCCCACGCAACCTAATTTATGGCAACCACAATCATCGGCCTTACTGATACCACAAGGGTGTTGAATTCTGCGGTCTTCACAAAGAATCCTATTGGGCTTGGGGTTTTGGTTGAAACCTACACACTAACACCCGCAGGAATTTCCTCATTCAATCCCTCTCCGCTTGATCCCCATCCTATTTTTCCAACCCTTGTCGTTGAAACGGTTAATTCAAGTGATATTAGCGGGGGATTAAAACAAGTCATCGTTCGATATGTCGGGTCGATTCTCAAGGAATCAGAGCAGTATATTGGAAAGCCCTCCGCCGAAGTCCCAGAACAACCAACAAGCCTTTTAGATTCCGAGTTGCCACCTCCTACAATTACGCTTCTGACAGCAGGGAAAAAACAACTTCTCCCTAGCCAGCTTTATGATGGAACAATAAGCTCTAATTTGTTTTTTTCCCTTATATCGAGTGGCGAATCAAAAGGGACATGGGTTTCATTTCCATACATTGCAAATATCACTTATCTTGAATACGCAAGCGAGCAAAATGAGGCCACCCTGTTTGCAAATTATATTGCAAATGTTACAGATATGCCATTAGAGCTTAGGGGAATTGAATTGCCAAAGCCAATTACAGGGCCGTTCGTAGATTATTTTCAGGGGGCCGGGGCATCCGTTGAGTATTTTGGCGTAAAACTTAGCTCTATTTCCATAAGAAGAACTGGCGTGTTTAATGAAATCACCCTCGCATTCAAAGACTTTTTCAGGGGGTATAACATATGAGCAAATACAGCCATCCTCAAAGGCTCCCGCCAGTTCCAGAAGGCAAGGGGGCTAAGTTTCATAAAAGCTGGTTTGAGCGAGTTATCGCAAGGATTGAGAATATTAAACCCGTGGGCGAGGGACAGGCTGATTATGGTTCTGAGGCATCTGGGCCAATCGAATGTAGGATTAAAAGCGAGGACGGGGTTGAGATTATTTTTAAGGGTCAAGAATACACGGTGAATGTCTGCAACAACGGGGAAATATCCCAGATAAAACTATATGGGCCAAAGAATCAAGAGACTTAACACAAAGGGCTAATATAAATTATGGCGACCAATATTGATTTTGTGGTGGATAGCTCCGGCAAGGGCATTTTGCCAAACGCTGGAAGCGTAAGGGGAAATGTGCCCCCAGCCCTTTTTAGGAACGATAGCTATGATTTTCGTGTTCGGGTGGTGGATGTAAGTCCGCAAACCAATACCTTCACGGATTCCATTCTTTCAAACCCATCCTTTAAGGTTGGTATCGGGGAAATAGATGCCAAGCCGACTTCTGGGGAATTTAAGCTTACGCTTTCTGGCCCCGTCACCAGCGGCAATATCCCTTATAATGCAACCACAACCCAAGTCTTAAATGCAGTTTCTGGGATTGCTGGAAATGTTGCCGTCACCACCTTTGGGATAGAATCAAACGCATGGGTTATACAAGCCGCTACAGCCAATACGGCATTGTCTTTTGGCGGGGTTGCCAATACTCTTTTCCCAACCTCCACGGTTCAAATCTCAACACAAAGGAATCCAGCCACCGATATTAAGGCTGAACAAATTGTAAGGCTTAAAAGAAGCCCTGCAATTTTTAGCGATTCTTTCACAGCTTCTTCAACCGCCGGGGTTGTAACGCTAACCAAAACACAAGACGGGGCAACAACCGCCAATGAAACTTATTTACTTACCGTTGGAGGAGATGCCATCGGAGGTTCCGTTGTTCTTGGATACGGCTCCTCATCTCAGGCCGTTCTTTTGGGCACTTATGACACCGGGGCGCGGATTCAAACTGCTCTTAATGCAATCACCGGACTAAGCCAAAGCACTATTCAGGTTGGGTATGCCTACGGGGGAAACAAATTTAATATTTCGTTTGTTGGGGCGTTGGGCAACCAAAACATAACCACAGCCCTAACCCTTGATGCAAGTGGCGTTGAGTTTGCCAAATACTACTCCTCAACCGTCACAATGGCAACGGCAGAATTGGATGCAATTTTTGCCACAACCTCATCAAACACAAAAACTCTGACCCTAGAAATTGAAACAACCGATAGCACTGGGGTAAAAACACTTGGACAAAGATCGGTTACTGTTAGGAGAGACTTGGTTTCAACAGGCAACGCCATCCCAAGCCCACAGGCCAGCTACTACACAAGGGCAGAAACCGATGCTGGCTTTGTTCCCAATTCTGGAACCAATGTGGATTCGACCAACAGGGTTTTACACGATTCCGGCGGGACCGACTCGGTTGATTGGCAGAATAGAAAGCTATACGATGGTTCGACTGAATATATTGCATGGAATGATGGCCTTGGGTTTTATGGCGGGGCGGCGATTGCCAAGCCAGCAGGAGCCAATGCAGTTTCCAATGTTATTTCCCTTGGGCTGATTGCCTCATCCTCCACATACGGAGTTTTGCCGGGGTCGATTAAGACAATTACAACATCCGTCACTCTTACATTCGGAACCGTTGCGGCCAACGACACAACTTCGGTAACCACCACCATTACAGGATCAAACATAAACGATATCGTTCTTATTGGTTTACCCAATTCCCTGTGTGCCGGACTTTCCTTTTACGGCCATGTTACAGCCGCCGATGTTATTGAACTTGATGCGGTAAATGGAATCAATTCCAGCAGAACTCAATCAGCCCAAACATACAGGATCACCGTCATAGGCTATTAAGCCCAAACTGAAATCCTAAAATGGCGGCAGTTGGGACAATTTATAATGAGAATTGTTGGCCTGCTTTTAACCAATATTTCTCCCAAGGCGGACAGCAATATTTGAGTAATTGTTGCGGCAGAACTTACGAATATAATCAAACCGTAGAGATTCCCAATGTTCAATGCCCCTCGTGGTCATCAAACTATTACCCCAATCGTTGCACAGGGCCGAAAACACCCACGGGAACCATCGGCCCTCTAAAAATAGCAACTGAGTTTAGACTTGAGTTTTTATCAGTCGATGACGATCTTGTTGTAAACGGCCAGATTGACCAACCTAACCAGCACCTTGTTGAGCTTGGGGCCGGAAATACCGGAACTTGTGTAACATTTGCGGGAGGAATGAGTATTTGTAACGGATTCCATGTTGAGAGCGGGACGGGCAGGGTTTTGGCAACCCTTGATGCTGGGGAAACGATTTCTGTTTATGGGCAAGATAATCACGGCATTGTTTGCGCTCTTGTTCTTACACTACTTGCAGTCCCAGTTGAGGCTCCCTAATGGTAAGTTTTCCATTAAAGGAGCTTGAGGCCAAGGCCGACCAAAGGCCAAGGGGCTACATGAAGACTGTCCTAAAATACGGCAGGGTTATTGAGGACAGGGTTTTTATGACCGCCGCAGACCATCAAAGGCTGGCAAATCATTTTCGTCAAGGCGAACCGCTGGAGCCTTCCTTTTTTGATATGGCCGGAAGCTTGATTAAATCCCTTGAGGGATGGGCAAAAAGGGGCTTCCCCATTGCAAGGGAGGGGTTGATAAACAAAAGAAGGGAGCATTGCCTGAACTGCAATTTTTGGGACAAGGACGCAAGGGGTGGGCTTGGAAAATGCAACCACAGGAAATGTGGTTGCACGAAGGTCAAGTGGTGGATTGAGACAGAGAAATGCCCGATTGGAAAATGGTAGATTGACATAAGGACAATGACATGGAAACCTTCATCAATCTGATTCAAGGCACGGATATTTTCGCTTGGCTTGGGGCAATCACGGCCTTGCTTGGGGCGGTCATCGCCATTGCCCAGTTGATCCCCGGCGATCAACCGGAGAAAAGCCTACAATCCGTGGTTGATTTTCTCAGCAAGTTTAGTAGAAAATGATTGAGGGAGTCCTTGCAGTCGCAGGGGCATTGTTGGGGGCGTGGGTATGGTGGCTTAAGAACAGGGCGAAAACCCGCTTGCAAAAGTCCGACCAAGAAATAGAAGAGAAGAATGACAAACGCAAAAAAGCTATTGATGGTTGGGTGCGTGGCGTGGGCGGGACTAGCTGGTGGGTTGATCGGGATTAGTGGTTGCGCCACCACCACCCAAGAAATTACCTACTCTTACCCCACCTCCTCCGACATTCTGCACCTAATGATGGAGTGGGATAGGGTGGAACAAGAGACCAAGATATTCAATAACAAACTGCGGGAGCAGTATTCAAAAGCCCTTGTAGAGCTTTCCAACGCCATTGCCGAAGGGGAAAGGTGGAGGGCTAGGGCAGAAAACAAATGACGCTCAAACAAGCCCTAGAACGCTCTGAAGGGCATATAAAGACACTTGAGCCGAAGTTCCAGAAAAAGGTAGCCAAGTGGTTTTCGGAGTGTTGGGCAAAGAAGATTTATGTCCTAGTTTATTGCTCCACACGGACGGCAGAGGAACAAGAGGAGCTATACAAAAAGGGGCGAGTGCCGGGGCATCCGGGGCCGAAGGTTACGAATGCAAGGGGCTACCCAGAATGCCAATCCATGCACTGCTACAAAAGGGCGATTGATTTTGTCCCACTGGTCGAGACTGCGACAGGCTCCTTCATTGCGGGTTGGGATGATAACGAGACTTATGCCATCGCCCACAAAATCGCCGAGAGCGTGGGGGGTTTGCGAAGGCTCGATTGGGAGGAGCCTCACCTAGAAGATGCCAGCGTCTCGGGATGGCGGGAGCTTGTGTCACCGCAAAAGGAACAAGTGAATAACCCAAAGCCTACCAAGAAAATTGTTTCAAAAAAGAATCCGTGGGCTAGCCGTTAATCAAATGACAGCGAACAAGGTTGTGCTCAAGTCCAACAATGAAATGACTGCGGCGCACGAAGCCCACCTTGAGCAGATAAAATTAGCCACTTGTGATCTGCTGGATCGAAAATATAGGGCGGGGCAGAAAAATCATGGGGGTAGCCTCTGGTCAATGCCAGCGGCCAGACAAGTTGAGAATGGCATTGAGGAAGCCACAGACCAAATCACCTACCTATTATCGTTGAGGCAAAGCATGAGAATCATAATGGAGCTTGCCCATGAAGGCATGAATGACGATTCTGTTTGTGCCACCACTGCCAGAGAAAATTGTAGGGCCATCTGGTTCACAATTACTGGCCATGAAAAATGACCAAGTGGAAAAAGTTCATGGCTGTCTCCTGTTCTCACGGCCACTTGGCCGATGCGAAGGCAACCAAGGCGGCTTTAGAATTTAAGAAACGCTGGAAGCCCGACCTTATCCTTCACCTTGGGGACGCAATCGACTTGGCCGCTTTTCGGGCTGGAGCGATGCGTTCTCCCGATTCTGCGGATAGGGCCGCAAGCATCACGGAGGATTTCCGCGCGGGCATAAACTTTTTACAGCTTTTAGAGCCAAATGTTTTTTTCATAGGCAACCACGAACATCGCGCCTATGAGCATCAGTATTCCCCAAACGCAATCCTCGCCCATTGCGCGACCTCTTGCCTTGCCGACATTCATCAGCTTTGCAAGGACATTAAGGCAGAGATCGTTCAATACGATATTGTAAAAGGCTGGAGGGAGTTTGGCGGAACAATGTTCGGCCACGGCTGGATGTTCAACGAAAACGCTGTGCGCGACCATTGCGAGATGATGAAGAGGCCAATCGTCATCGGGCATCTTCATCGGGTGGATCGAGCCGCTGGAAGATCGGTCGGTGCGCCTGTTGGCTGGACGATTGGATGTTTGGCAAATGTCGATTCGATGCACTACGCAAGACGCAATCGTTCGATTACCAGATGGCAACACGGCATTGCGTGGGGAGAATACAACGACAAGAACTGCATCGTGAATGTTCTATCCCCGACCAGCGATGGCGAGTGGAGGTTCCCTGTATGAAGCCGCACCACAATAAAAGCTGGAACAAGATAGGCTTCAAAGGCGAATGGGCGCAGACCCTAAAAAAATATTTGGAGAGGCAACAGGAACAAGTTCCTAGCGGATGGCTCCGCACCGATGCGGCATTGAAGGCCATGGGATTTAATGCCAAGCATACAGGCGGCAGTTGCAACAAGCTTATCAATCAAATGGTCGAGGCTGGTTTTCTGCTCAAAAAAGACTTCCGAATTTTCGATGGATCGGGGCGCAGAATTTCCGCAATCACCCACTATAAAATCAGCGGGAAAGCGTAAGTCGTTGATATTCAAAGAGAAATAACTGAAGAAAAGGCTTTACTGAAATGTAATAGCAGTTAAACTTCACTTATGAATAAAAACACAGGTGAAAGAAACAGATGGCTGGTAGCAGTAAAAGTCCCCAAGGAAAAATCCTTGTGGATGAGGCTGTGCGGATACAGCCCCAATGAAATCTTTGGCTTTCCCAAAAAGAAGAAAGCCCAAGGCTTTATTGCTGAAATGGAAAAACTTGGGTGCAGCTGCCTAATCGCTAAAGCCTAACCAACCCAGAAAGGAAATCCTATCGTGCATCAAAACAGTAAAATAGCCCAAGACCTTAAAGAAGCAGTCAGTTTAATTATGGAAGTTTCGGAAATGCTAGATTATGAAGATGAAAAAGACCCAACCTACGGGCCGAAGGCAAGGTGCGAGAAGTTCTTGAGAAAAATTAAAAAGAGGTATTGCAAATGAAAAACTTCTCAACCTTCACATCCGCCCAAGCTGAAAGAGATGACGCATTGAGGAATTGCCTTGCCAAAGAGGAAAGGATAAAGCACCAACGCCAATTAGCTCAAGCGGAGTTAGCAAAGGAGGGTAAAATTATTCTCTTGGACTCATCCTTTTATATCAACGATGACCACGAGCTTTGTCAGCGTTGCGTGGATGTCGCAAGCATTGAGATCGAGGGCATTGATGGTCGGGACTATCCCGACTTCTCCGATGCTTTTGTTTTCAAGGCAAACTGGGATAACGGAGAGCCGTTGTCCGAGGATGAATTAAATGAACTCCAAGCCCAGCACTCCGACTTGATCTACAGGATCACCTCGGATCGTGCGATTGGAGCATAAGAAAGGAAATCCCAAATGAACCAAGCATTCAAAATCTACATAGCTGTGACGGTCGGAGTCCTCGTTGGCCTATCCCTTGGGGATTGGCTAGAGCTTTTACTGACCAAATAAAACTTTACAGCAATACCCAGAAATCCTACAACCCAACAAGTGAAATCCTATTTGCCCGCAAGACCAGTCGGAGCCGCTGATGCCCCTTGGTCGGAGGCTTATGAGGGATGGGCAATCGAACCAAAGGCGAATGGATGGAGAGGCTGGTTCGACCAAAAAGAAGGCATAGCCTATAACCGCCACGGAAAGATCGCATCCAACGCCCCGCTGATGTTGGAGCGTTTGGCAACTGCCGGGATCAAGTCACGCTTTATCGACTGCGAGATAATGGGGATGAGGGAGAAAAAGGGGATTGGAACCATCATCGTTATTGACGCTTTCGATCCCAACAACCCAAAGCCCTACGCCCAAAGGGTCAAAGAGTTTGAGGAGATTGAACCAGCATCCTTTGAGCTAAAACAAAACGCCCTACTACGGATGCCCCGCCTCAATCACAAAAAGCTCAAAGCGATTTGGGAGGAGATGAATTTCCAGAATCGTGGCGGGCTGGTTTGGGAAGGCTTTGTTATGAAGAACGATGACCGCTACCCCTTCGTCACGAATCCTTCTTACTGCTCGCCGGACTGGCACAAGTGGAGGATTCTATGATCGAAGCCCTTTTAATTTTCCTTTGCCTGTTCGCCTATTTCGGAGCCAAAGAGCTTTGCAAATATTTAGAGCAAAGGGATTATGAGCGGCGCAGATTCTATTTGATGGTGGCAGAAGAGCTTGATCGTCTGGAGAAGGCGACCGATGAAACCAAGCAAGCCGAATCCAGAAGCCGCAACCCTTCAATTTGGGAGATGCGAAATTGAGTAAGTTTGAAATTGTCTGGCGGGCATTGAATGGCCCGAAGCTCACAGCGGAATACAAATTCCACCCGACCCGCCGCTGGCGGATTGATTACTGGCATGAGTCTGGAGTAGCAATCGAAGTGGAGGGTTCGGTGTGGACGAAGGGCAGACATACAAGAGGCTCCGGCTTTATGGCCGATATGGAAAAATACAATGCTCTTTCGGAGCGTGGCATCTTGCTTTTCAGAATCCCAGCCCACCAAGTCACGGCCAAATGGCTTACCCCTATCATCGAAACAATTTATAGGGGTGGATCGGATTCTTATTTGCGCCTAAAGAGGGAGGCCCAAAATGGCTAGCTTCTTTGAGGAATACCAGAAAGAGGCAGACGATATCCGACATCAATCATTTGTGGATTGGCGGGAAAGGGTCTTGCGGGTCGAGGATAGCTGGGCGGATCGTAAGGCTACCGATGGTGAACAGGAACAATCCGACAATGCGGAATGGCTCAAGACCTACAACGGATGGGCGCACGAAAATCCTCAAGGACATTTTAAGAGGCTAAAGAAGGAACTAGATAGGGAATATTTTTGCATAATGAACAAGGTTCCTTATGAGCCATCATTCATCGGCGGGCTTCCCGGCTATTGGGAATACCGCAAAGAAAATTTGGAGATCGCCTTCCATAACAACCGCCAAAGACTTCCTAACGAGTAAACCAAAAAAGAAAGGAACCACACAATGAGCGAAACACAATTAGCAACAATTAACAACGGAGTTGCCCAACATATCCGACAGGCGACTGATGTTGCGGGGGCTTGCCGAGAAATCGTCAAGGCCACCGCACAACGGATTGGCAATCGTGACTATGTTCGGGTAGAGGGCTGGCAATCCATCGCAGTTGCCCATGGATGCGTAGCTTCGGCAAGGGATGTCGAGCGCACCGATGAAGGCTGGAAGTGCATTGGCGAAGTTCGCCGAATGGACAACGGCCAAACAATCGCAACTGCCGAGGGATTCCTTGGCTTCGATGAGGATATGTGGGCAAAGCGTCCGACCTATGCACAGCGGGCAATGTGCCAGACAAGGGCGATCAGTCGGGCTTGCCGCTCGGCCTTCGCCCATGTCGTTGTATTGATCGACCGCAACCTCTCAACCACTCCAGCGGAAGAAGTTCCCTTCGGTGGTTTTGAAGATGCCAAGCAACTCAATACCGAGAAATACGAAGAGCCTTCCAAGGCAGAGATCAAAGAGATCACGGCAAAGCTGGTTGAAGAAAAGAAAACCAAGGATTCCGAGATTAAGGATATGGTCGTTGGGTTTGGCAAATACAAGGGGCAGACCGTCCGCCAGATCGCCAGATCATCTGAAGGCTTCGGTTGGTTAATGTGGTTGATGGAACAGCCAATGAAGAACGCCCCAGACGGACAACCCTACAAAAAGGATGTCCAGCTTCGGGCAGTAATTAAGGCAGTAATTGATGAGGATAAAAAAGATGACATCCCCTTCTGACTCTGCCTTAACTCAAATAGATAGGTCTTTGTCTGCCTTGGCAAACACCGTGGCAAAGAAAGAGAGGGAAGCCTGTGCAGAGCTTGTTCAATCCATGGCTGATGCAGAGGAAGATCAAGTAAGGAAAGACCTTCTCAATGATGTGGCAACCGCCATTCGGAGGATGCCCAATGCCAAGTATTGATTTGCAAATACCCAAAACAAAGTTTGGGTTAATAGAATGGAGGGACACAGATGATAAGCCGCAGGAAAATGATAGATGCCTTGTTGTTATTGGAGTCAGCGTCATGGTGGCTCGCTTCCACCACGGCGAATTTTATATGGATAATTGGACAAGAGCTAACACGGTTCGTTGTTGGTCGCCGTGGCCGAAGGCTCCTATCTCATAGGGAGATTTATGCAAGAAACATTACTAGAACTTGGGAAATTGATGGTTCTCATTGGCCTAGCTGTGGGATTTATATTCGCAGGGTTGGTAGGCTTGGCACTTCTCGCTGGCTGGGCGTGGGACAAGTTGGAAAGGATGCTAAATAAATGAGCGTTAAAAGGCTTACATACTTAAAGCAATTACTTCGATACACAACGGCGAGACTCAAAGACATGAGGAAGGACTGGACTCACGCACAAGAAAAGAATTACAAGGATATCCTAGCCCATGCAGACTTAGCCGAGGTGATGGCAAAAGAACTATTAGATCGCGCCAAGAAATACCAGAAGCGTGACTTGGAGAGCGGTAAAAAGTGAAGTTGCCTTGGCTTAAATTTTATCCGGCTGATTGGCTTTCGGATGAAGCCCTTCGGGGTTGTTCCCCGGCGGCTAGGGGTCTTTGGGTCGATATGATTTGCCTCATGGCAAAGTCCAAAAGGCATGGCTATCTTATGGCTGGGGATAGCCCAATGGGGGCAGAGCATATCGCTCGAATCTTCGGTGAAAGCCTTGAAACAACCAGCGGCTTGCTCGTTGAATTGGCACAGGCAGGGGTCTATTCAGTCGAGGAAGATTGCATATTTTCACGCAGAATGGTGAAAGATGAGCGTGGCCGTAAGTCTAACAGGGAAAGGATTTTGCGTTGGCGTAACGCCGATGTAACGCCTCCTGTAACGCAAATGAAACGCTCTTGTAACGCCGATGTAACGCCGCAGAAGCTAGAAGCTACAGAAGCTAGAGGCCAGAATAATAGAGAGAGGGCGCAAGTGCGCCCCACGCTTTCGCAATGGTCGGATTACGCAAAGAGCATCGGATGGACTGGCAAAGATGTTCAAGGAGCATTCGACCATTATGAAAGCAACGGATGGAAGGTCGGAGGCCGTGCGCCTGTTAAGGACTGGCAAGCCGCCGCAAGGAATTGTTTCAGAAGGAACCAAACCACAAATCAGAAAGGGAACCACACAATGCAACCAAAACCGCAACCGAAATCATCGTGCGAGTCCGCGCCCCTATACAGGCGTATGGGCTTCACCTCATTTTATGATTGGGAAAAGGCAGGTTGCCCATCATGAGCCTACTCAAAGCATTTGAAAGAACCGTGGACAGGGGCTTTGTGCCATACCGCAAAGTGCAACCCGAATATAAATCGCTGGCCGATCAAGCAATGGAATTTGAAAAGGGGGTCACTCTGCCAAAGCGAATCCAAGAGCTTGAGGAGCGGATCAATGGGCTTGAGTTGAGCCTTCAGATTATGCGGAACGCCAAGGAAGCCGACCCGGTGAAAGCCTACCTTGCCCCGCTTTGCTCAAGAATAGGCCAAATTGAAGCGCATTTGGGCCTAGAAAGGGCTAAGACCGCCGAACCGATAGACTTGCCGCAAATCATCGTTCCGCACGAATTAAGGGTTTTAAGGGGCAAATTTGGAAAGTGCAAGAATCGCAAGGTTGAAGTCGTCCAGAAGCGTTGGGCATTGTGGAAGGCTCAATACAAGGCCGGAATCCCAATGACGGTTATCGCTAGAGCTTGGGGTTGCGACCATGCCTCAATCTGCCACGCCAAAAAGCAGGGATGGGAGCCAAGCAAACAGGCTAGGCACAACTACCCGAACAAAAGAAAGTCGGCAAAAAAATGAGCTTCCATTTTGCATCCCAACTAACCATGGACTTCGTTGAGCCAACGGAAACTCACCACCCAAACAAACCCATCGGCTCCAAGCAATGCCAACAAGTGCTATCCCACTTGCAGAGCGGCAAGCCGATCACAGCCTTGGAAGCGTTGAGGCTTTACGGAATCTTTCGTTTGGCCTCTCGCATCCATGACTTAAAAAAGGCTGGACTTACCATCCAAAGCCGGGACATCCAAACAGAGAACGGCAAGAAGGTTGCCCAATACTATCTTTGAACAAGATTCGACCAGCCTTTGACATAAAATAAACACAGCCTAAAGAAATCCTAATGGAGATCGCCCCCATCGAGTCCGACCAGTTGAGAGCCGAAAGGCTTTTGATTGAGCTATGCCCGGACAACTCCGAGCTTAAAAAGATCACGAAGGCCGGACGCTCACAGGAACGGATCAAGATGCTACGCCAAGTAATCGAAAGGTTACTGCTGAACGCCATCCCAACGGCGGTAATAGCCAAGACCCTAAAGATGGAACAACCCGTGATTCAATACCATGCCCGATGGCTGGAAAAACACGGTAGGGTAATTAGGCCAAGCAAGCATAGCCATTGGATTTGGGCAAAGGAGGGCTGTGAATGAGTTGGCTCTTTTCGCAGGCGCTGGTGGAGGATTGCTTGCGAGCAAACTACTTGGATGGAGAACGGTTTGCGCCGTTGAAATTGATGCCTATTGCGCCAATGTTCTTGTCGCAAGACAAAACGAAAAAATCTTGGAACCCTTCCCGATTTGGGACGATGTTTCAACCTTTAACGGAGAGCCTTGGAGTGGAATTATTGATGTGGTTTCTGGCGGGTTTCCGTGCCAAGACATATCAGCCGCCGGAGCCGTCCACGGATTTACAAAAGGAGTTGAGGGGGGGGGGGCGGAGCGGACTTTGGCGACAAATGGCAAGAATTATTGGCGAAGTTCGACCCAATTTCGTCTTCGTGGAAAACAGCCCAATGCTTGCTAGCCGAGGATTATCAAGGGTCTTGGGCGACCTTTCCCAAATGGGGTATGATGCAAAATGGGGAACTTTGGCGGCTTCAAAATATGGCGCACCCCACAAAAGAGAACGGATGTGGATTTTTGCCAACGCCAGTGGCAAGCGAATGGAGAGACAAGGCCAAGGCAAATATTCTGAAAAAATTAGACCGTGGGGGCAGATTAGCGAGGAGGATTTGCACAATATGGAACCTTTCACAGCCCATAAAAGTTGCGGCGAATCCCCGCTTCTCAGAGTGGATGATGGGATGGCCTATTGGATGGACAGAATTAAAGCCATTGGGAATGGACAAGTTCCAATCGTGGCTAAAAACGCAATCGAGGAGCTATTAAAACTGTGAGAACTGACGGCCAAGACCCAGCGGACAGCATCGCCGCATCCTACACGGTCGATATGGCCGATCAAGTGGACAAGCTGGAGGATGTCGTTAGGGAAAGGCTGGCGCACCTCAAAGCCCAAAATCCGGCCATGAATTTGGACGAACTGGCAAGGGCAACGGCTCAAATCATAGAGGAGACGATCAAGACAGAGGGCGATAGCCCGATGCTCCGAACAAAAAGGGACGACACTTTGGACGAAGCCCTCCTAGCCCTAGCAACCAACCGAAGCCCAGACAGCCTAACTAGCATTGCAAGACGCTACCTCAACCCAAACACAAACAAGCCATACACAAGAGCCGCACTTTCGGCGCGGCTATCGGAGCTAACCCAACGGACAGGGCTTGTTTTGAGGGTGCAACGGAGTGAAAGAGTCCGGCAAATCTACAAAGAGCGAGCCTTGCGGGTGCATGAAAGAAGGCGGAAAGAATGCCCGAAATGGAACAAGGACGCATGGCAAAAGGGTTTAAAAAGGCGATGCAAAAAACGGTGAGAACAGGCTCAAAAGTTGTCTGCGTGGATGATCGGTTCCCGCCCGAACTGCTCCTGTTCTATAACTGCCTACCAATAAAAGATAGGGTCTATAAGGTAAGGGATATGGGCGTTGGGCTTTCAAGCACAGGCGAACACGGCGAGATCGTTGTCTATTTGGAGGGCATGGAGAACCCCAAATCAGCCAAGCCGCCGCACCCGGAACGAGGCTTTGCAGAATGGAGATTTAGAGAGATTGAGCCACCAAAAGAAGCAGAGGAATTTGCTGAAGAATTAGCCGAGGCAACCCCCTAGATTTTTAACCCCTACCCCCACCCAAATCAAACCAAGGAGACATCCCAAGAAATGAGCAAGCAAAGCCTAGCCAAAAACGATAATGAAAAGACCATCGGCCTAGAACTCAAGAAGGTCATGGGCGCATTAGAAGATAGCCGAGAGGCCAGCGTTCAAAGCATGGCCGAGACTATCAGCCTAGCCGCAGATGCAGGCGACATAATCTTGTCAGCAGAAACAGAAGGGCTAGACCTCCAAGAAATTTTAAAGGTGGGGGGGGTATCAAACGAACAAGCTCGAAGGCTTAAAAGGGTTGCGAACACGAGGCCATCCCTATCCAACCCGCAACCGGGCGAGCTACGCCAACTAGCACTATGGTCTGGGATTTTGCCAGACCCAATCGAGAACTCCACCCCCCGCCCTCCTAGGCCGTGGCATCAATACATCATAGCCGCGAGGCAGTGGATCAGCCGAAAGAATGTTTGCGAATGGTCAAGCTCCCAAAAAACCGACTTCGTGGCAGAAGCCAAGCAGATCGTTGATGCATGGTTCGAGGCCGGAGGGCAACGCTAGCTACGCGTAGGGGCATAAGACACGGCGAAAAAACAAAGCCAAATACAGAACAAAACGAGACAAAATGACCAACCAGCATAGCGCGACTTACGAAAGTTTTTATAGTGTAAAAAGTCAACGACTAACTTTTATAAACGCTTGGTTTGTTAGTAGTTTGTGTAGTATGCGTAAATATTTAAGCCACAACAACTTAGATAACTTTTACTTTGTAAAAAACCTAGAAAACAGGTTCCCCG